GCACCGAGAATTTGCACTCGCTGAATTTCTGATCGTCAAACGGGGTCGCTTTCGTTGCGAACATATCCTGAAAATGCAATTTCTCGGTAAACGGGCGGTTTGCCTTCGGGTGGCCGACATGGTACCATCTTGTTGAAACGCTTCCGTTATAGTTTTTTATGGTCGTGCCGCGCCCCTGAATATGTGCTTTTTCCGCAATCTGGAAGTTTGTGATCCTGCCGAGCGGGTCAAGCGCATTGAAGTCCCATACCGCGTTTTCAGGGCAGATAATGTCAAACCAGAATTCCTGATCTTCCCATGATGCGTCATGCTCGCTGAAATCGCCGTACACACATTCCAAAAAATCCTGCAAAGTTTCAGGGTGAAAAGTACCGCCGACTGCCATCAATAATCCCTCCAGTTTCCGAGAATCTGCACCGAGCAGTTTTCCAGCGTGACCGTGTTCTGTCCCGGATTGAGGAACGGGAAGTAACCGGTCGTGTATTTCGTCGCGTTTTCGCTGTTCTGCGTGTTGTATGCGATCATGCGTTCCGCGTCAACGGTCATGTGTGCCGGTGCATCGCTTGAAATGACAAGCAGCTGATTGTTCACGGTCATTGTGCATTCCCCGTTGTGTGAGCGCGTGATCTGATAGACCGGCCGTGAATACCGTGTGCCGGGGTTTGTCACAATGCCGTTTGCATCCGGCGTGACGGTCGCATTGGATGTGTGGTATTTGAACGGATTGCACACAAAGGAAATGTTCAGCCGGATCTTGTTTCCGTCGTACTGCTGTGCAGGTGTCACACCGCCGACCTGTCTGATTTTGAAGAAACGATTCGGGAACCTGCTGCATTGCAGGCGTGATTTCCCGTTGAGAAAAGCATATATGGCATCGAGCCGGAAATCATCATTTTTCAGAAACACATAGCAGCTGAAAGAAAGCGTGATATCCTCCCACACATCGTCGGGAGAAGTCATGTCCGCGTCAACGCCTGTTTTCCATGTGGTATACCGCTGCCGGGCGAGCGGCGGAACGGGCGGCGTATCCACCCACAGCCCGACCGCCGCGCTGGAAACCCCGTCCAGCGTGAAATAGTCCTGTGAAGTATAGCTCAGAGCTGCCATCCTGCATCACCCGTCCCTCTCTTTTTCTGAATCTGCCAGACGCGCAGCGCCTCGTCGATCTGGCGCACGATCTCGTTTCCTGCTTTCCCGTCCATACCGGAAACATAGATGTCACCGAACTGAATTGTGATGCCGCCGCCGAGGCCGAGCATTCTGCTTGTTTCAGTTTCATGTTCCAGCGGAACGACGGCTTCCTTCTCGCCGCGTTCGCCGATCCAGGCAAGCGTCGGTTTGGAGACGATGCCGCCCTCTGCGAAGCCGGGAACATACTGGTCAGGGTGTTTTTCCTTGTAGCGTCTGCGGCGTTCGTAGTCACTGAAGAACTGGTCAAAGTCCATTGTTGTGCCGGATTCGATCCATTCCAGCAGGTCGGAATCGGAATAATTCAGTCCCCTGTAACGGTTCCGCAGGCTTTGCACAGCCGCCCAGTCTTCAATATTCATTTTCGTATCAGAGTTGACCCATGCGTCCATAGTTGCTTCATCAATGTTATTTCCGAGCCGGTCTTTGTATATATGCGCTTCTCCTCCGTTGATCCAGTTGTCCAGTGTTTCGCTCGGGTCTGAGACAAGGTTCCATAACGCCTTGAAGCCGTTGCCGAAGTTTCGTGCAAATGCAGCGGCGAGCTGTTTTGTGATCTCTTTTGCACCCGCATCATAGTCGATCGCACCGCAAAACATTGTGATCCATGTTTTGCCGGCTTCCACCATCAGCGGTGCACCGGCTTTCAGAATATCAATAATGCCGTTTGCAAGTGAGCGAATCACCTTCCGCGCACCCTCAAGGAATTGTTTTCTGTTATCCGGGTCTGCGAAATAGTTTCCGATGTTTTCAATGATTTTCTTTGCCGCGCCGAACAGACCGCCTTCACCGTCATGCTTTTCACCGGTCAGGAAGGTCTTTAGATTGGTTACAATATTGCTGATGATCTTCGGCACACCGTCCGGGCCCATAAGCTGATCCAGTGATTCCGGTGAGAGCATCCCGTCGATCAGACCGCCGAAAATCTCATCCCCTGTTTTCACAAGGCTGCTGAAAGATTCCGTGTCAGTCAGGCTGTTTCCGAGGTTTGTGATCAGGGAAACAGCACTTTCACCGATTTCCTTTGAATTCTCCTTCAGCGGAGAGAGCAGCGTGTCCAGAATGCTGATTCCGGCGCTCTTGATCTCACCGGCTTTTTTCGGAATCTCCTTCAAAAAATTTCCGATCAGGTCAGGCGCATCGGCTTTCAGTTTTTCAAAGTCTTTCCGGAAGGTGTCCGCGATACCGGAAAAGCCGTTTTCGCGGAAAGCGGTCGTATACCGCTGCAAATCGCCGATGCTCTGCGTTGCGAATCTGACGGCATTACGCAGCTTCGGTGTCACGAGGTCAGAAACGGAGATTTTCAGGTCAGAAAGAGCAGACTGGAAGATCGTCACATCGCCTGCGAGGTTGTCAAGCTGTGTTTTCGCCATCCGTTCCGCAGCGCCGTTGGAATCCTTGATTTTTTCTGTCAGACTGCTGTATGAAGTCGCGGCGCTGTCGATCAGCGACTTTGCTGCGGCAAGGTCACGCGCATTGAATATTGTCCGGATGTAGCTGTCCCGTTTCTCCTGCGTCATGTTTTTTGTCGCTTTGTCGAAATCAAGCAGCACATCATTGAGGTTGCGCATATTGCCTTCTGCGTCATAGAGTGCAACGCCGAGCTCATCCAGTGCAAGCTGTGCCTCATCAGATTTTCCGGGCAATGCGCTGAGCATATTCCGCAGCTTCGTGCCTGCTTCCGAACCTTTGATGCCATTGTCTGCCAGTTCACCGAGCAGCGTGACAAGTTCCAGCGTTCCGCCTTTCATGCCTTTTGCATTTGCGCCCATTGTCAGAATGGCTTCACCGAGCTGCGCGACAGAAGTATTGGATGAACTTGCGGTTTTTGCCATCTGGTCAACGAGCGTTTTTGTGTCTTCAAAGGAAAGCCCGAGTGCCGTCTGTGCATCGGTCACCATGTCGGAAGCTTTTGCGAGATCCATATTTCCTGCGGAGGCAAGGTTCAGCACGGTCGGCAGCATTTCCATTGATTGCTCTGCGCTATACCCGGCAAGTGCCATATAATTGAGCGCTTCTGCTGCCTGTTCTGCCGTGAATGCAGTTGTCGAGCCCATTTCTCTTGCAAAGTCGCGGAGATCGGTGACCTCATCTGTCGTTTTCCCCAGCGTTGCAGCCACCTGCGACATCGCCTTATCGAAGTCCGCGCCGACCTTCACGCAGTCCGAACCGAACGCAAAGAACTTTTTCGAGAGATCGGCAAGTGTGTTCGTGAATTTTGTTGCGAAGCCGCCGAGGGTGCTGCCTGCTGTTGTCAGACCTGCGGTATATTCGGAGGTATCCAGTGAAATTTTCGCAAACAGATCAAATACGTTCAAAGTTCATTCCTCCCCGAGAATGGCAGAAAGCCCCGTGATGATGTCCTCCGCGACCTGTTCGGTTGTGCGGTCATCGCGGGGCACTTCCCTGCCGTATTCGCTGAGCAGTGCCGGAAGAGAAACGTCCGTGTGAACGATCGCTCTCAGGCACTCTCCGATGTATTCAAAGCAGAGTTCTCCGCGCCGGTCTCTGTCGCATTGCTCTGCGACTGCGTCTGCGATGTATCCTCGCCCGAAGCGCTCACAGCAATCAGGATCAACATGGGCAAGATACCGCCCGTATTGTCGCCAACCAAGCGCTCCGCACTGATAAAAAAAGACATCACACTGCTGTCTGAGATGCATTCCGTAATGATCTGCATTGCCTCAGAAGGTTTCAGTGCAGCAGCCTCATCCGGTGTCAGGAATGCGCAGGCAGCCACCACATCGAGCATCTCCGTGCAGTGTTCGCACATCAGCTTCTGCCAGAGATCAGCTTTGAAGCGAGCCTCCGCCTCTTTTTTCGCAGCATCGTCCGCACCGCCCATCGCATTTGCAAGCCGTTCGCGCATCCCGTCGATGTCGATCGCGTGATAGAGCCTGTGGAACGCTTCTCGTGTCCGGTAAGCCTGCGGCATAAATTCACCGATTGCACAGTTTGCCAGCGTTTTCATGTGTCAGCCTCCTGTTCAGTCGTTTGAGGTAACAGTTGCGCTGCCGGCAGATACCGCGCCGTCCTGGTTGATCACGGCAACAGTGATCTTTTTGCCTGTTTCAGCGGTGATATCGTCCGTTCCGTTCCATTCCGTCCAGGTGTAATCCGGTGTTTCTCTGTATGCGATTGCCGGGGCGGTCGTGCCGACCTTGTAGACCCAGTGGCCGCCGGTCGGGAGCGTGTAGTCGGAAACGGTCAGCTTCGTGTCACCGGAAGCGGTGCCGGCGGCAGACGTGACGGTCAGTTCCGTGAGCGTACCGGATGGGCTGAGTCTGTAAAGGTTGATCGGCTGAATGGTGGAATCCGCAAGGGACTTGTAGCCGGTCATGGTACAGGAGAGCCCGCCGACAGCGGCTTTGGAAGTGGAGATCGAGAGCCCGCCTGTGCTGAATGCCTTCGGCAGTTCTGCAATGACAAATCCGCCGTCGAGAATCGGCAGAATGAGCGCCACGTTGATGAAGTCCGCAGCCTCCGTGCCGAATTTCACGTTGATCTTGTCACCCGTAACGGTCGCACCGCCCAGCGCAAACGCAAGGTCTTCAATGGACATGGAAGCGAGCGTGAATGTAACAGAGGCGGTAATTTTGGTCGTGACCACGCCTTCGAGGTAGTCAAAGTGCACGCCGTTGAGGTCGGAAAGCACATTGACGGTATCGCGGGAAACAGTCACGCCGAAGGAATCCTTCGTCACGCGGCTGACCTGCCCCTGGAGAATGGATGTGCGGAAAGCGGAAATGTCGAAGTTCTTGACGAAAACGCCCGTGTCGAACTGAATGTCGTCGATCTGGTCAGGCGTGAGCGATTCCAGTCTTGTGAGATCAATAGACATATTGCAAACCTCCTAGTTCGTGATAAAAGTCAGAGTCAGATTCAGATAATATCGCTTATAGGGCGTGTCCGCGAACGGCTGCGCGAACGGAGAACCCTTCGTTATGATGATATACCCGTCATCGCAGACCAGCCGCTTGAACCTGCCGATCTCCTGAGAGATGGTGACGGCAGTTTCTTCGAGGAAGTCCCACGTTTCCGAGCAGTCCCAGATGTCGCAGGTAATTGCAGCAGGATCGCCGCGGAAGTCGTCCAGTGCGTAATTGTACGTGATGTACGGCGGGCGGTTCTCCCGTGTCTGTGCATCATCCAGCCATTCCGGCACGCAGTGTTCCTCATAGGCAGGAATGCCGAACGACGAAAAGAAGGCATGAATGCATTCAGCTTTGGTCACTGTTTTCGCCCTCCGTTTCTGTCTGTGCCCAGGATGACGCATCCGGCAGCCGGTATTCCTCCGCGGAATGCATCCGCAGATCGAGCTTTGCACCGTTCGGCGTTTTTGCATCATCCGCGTTGTTTGTGATCCGGAAGATCTTCCCGTCCCGCACACGCCGCAGCACGGCATGAAACGGGATCAGCACGCTGCGCTTTGTCAGGATGGAATAGATCGGCTTTGAAAGTTCCGCATTTGCGATCACGGTTTCGGTGCTGCGTGCGCGGTCGTGCATGGTCTGCCCGATGACAGCGACAGCATCCACCGTTCCTGAGACGCTCCACACCGTGTGAAAGCCGGATTTCCCGTCCGCTGTGCGCGTGCCGAGCAGCAGTTCAAACTGTTCAAAATTATGTTCCAGTATCATCACAAGCCCCCTTGCAGCGCCCGTTTCAGTATGGCTCTGTATTCGGCGGTGTGGCGTGCAGCGGCGTGGTGAATGAAGTGTACCGCTTTCACGCCATACGGCGCATCTCTGTGTACCTTGGTGAATTTTCCTGTCCCAAGCTCATGAAACACCGCTTTTTTGTCATTCGTTCCGATGTAAACGCCGTCTTTTCGTACTTCATAGCGGATCGAGCGGAACATTGCACCGGTTTTTATGCGCCCGCTTTTCTGTATTTCATCCTGTGCGTGCTTCACAGCTGCTTTGCCGATCTGTTCCAGCGCCTTCGGGCACTGCCGCTTCAGCGCAGCGATGAACGCGGCGGAATTGTCCTGCACGCGAACTTCCATTATTGCACCTCCGGCGGGAAAACGCCGTACAGATCAGCCCAGCCGACCACCTGCACACAAAGACCGAGCCTTTGCAGCTCTGATTTCTTGTAATAGAGAATTTCGCCGATATTCGCGCCGTATTTGTAGGTGTACTGATACGGGCCCAGTGTTTCCGAAGCGGATTCAAAGCCGGTCGATTCCTCTGCGGCATCGAGCGCACGGCAGACAGCAGCGACGACCACATTCTTGACGACCAGTGCATAATCTTCACCGGCTGCCGTGTCTGCGATCATGTCGTCAATGCGCTTGCCGTAATTCAGCGCTTCCAGCCGGAGCAGGGCAGAAGCCTGCGTGAGCAGGACTTCCGCCGCACTCTCCTGCGCCGTTGTCAGCGTCCGCCCGATCGCGGTAATATCAGAAACAGATGCGTATACAACGCCCATTCAAATCACCTCTTCGGGCTTTGGTTATCAGCTGCCAATATCCGCAGCCTTTACGGTCACGTATGCAACCGCCTTCACCGCAGAATCGCTCAGGTTGACGATTTCGAGCACGTCGCCTTCAGAGACGGAGATCTTTGTGGTGCCGGAAGTCAGAGACGTGCCGGCATATGCGCTCGAGGTCGTGCCGTAAGCAACGCGGGCGGAAGGATTCTTCTTGTAAGCGTATGTCGTGCCGGTGTTGCCTGCGGTCACGGTCGCAATGGTCTTGCCGGAATCGGATGCAGCAAGCGTGACGGTCAGAGAGCCGGGCGCGTAGACGCAGCGGATTGCAGATGCACGCAGCACCTTGTGGCCGTATACGCGGCGGCCCTGCACTGCGCACGCGCCGATGTACGTGCCGGATTCTGCGAGATCCTGCACATGCACGCCGACAGACCATTCACCCGCACGGGTCGCAAAGCGCGGATGTCCTGCGATCATGGCGAGGTTTGCGGTCGTGTCGTTCCACTCCTTGACGAGGAAGCCGGCGATCTTGCCGAGAATGCCGCGCTGCTTCACTTCGTCGCCGAGGTCGGAGGCAGAAATGAATTCCGGCGATTTGAGAATCAGTGCGAATGTATCCGGTGTCACAAGCAGATAACGCTTGCCGTCATCGGGGACGTTTGCCTTGCTCATTGCGGTGCGGATGTCCACAATGTTGCTGTAAATGTTTGCATTGGTCAGGCTTGCGACGTTTGTGACAGTGCCGCCGGAGAGCAGTGCAGTCGCGCCGTCAATGTCGATCTGACGCGCAAGGGAATAGCCTGCGGAATCGAGGCGGTCAGCGACCAGATTGTCCGGAACGGCAGCAGCGTCAAAGCCGTCGATCAGCTCATTGACTGCCTTGTCCTTGTCGATCAGCATGGTCGTGTATGTGGTTGTGCCGGTTGCGAGGCTCAGACCGCTGGCTTTGTTGTAGTCGGAAACGGTCACTTCTGTGTCGCGTGTCGGAATCTTGACAGAGCCGGCAGTCGGCGTGCCTTCATAGTCGTTGTTGAATACAAAGCCGTCCGCGAGAACGAGTTCTGCACGGAGCTTTGCGAGCACGAGGTCGGAATAGCGTTCCTGAGAAGCGTGTGCCATAGTAATTCCCCTTTCAGTTTACTTTGAGAGACGGATTTTTTGCGAAGAATGCCTTTTCCACACCGGAGAGCGGTTCGCCGCGTTCCGGATCCGACCGGTGCGTGCCGCTTCCCTTTGTCAGCGAAGCGAGCAGTTCCGCGTCCTTGCGGATCTCCTCTTCTGTGTTTCCGGTGAGACGCGCAGCGAGTGCGGCAGGGAGGCCTGCTT